TTATACAATGGCTAAGTTGGTGTTTTTTGCATTAACCTTATACAACATGATATCCTGGTACTTGGCATTATATGTTAACCCCACATCCTGTACTTTCTTGGTTGCATCTATAAAAGGGTTATTTGCTCCATAATGCAGCTCCAACCAGCTAAACAGCTCTATTAGTGATGATTTGTTTGAAGTAAAATAGAAGTATGAAGTATTCACCAGAACCTCCAATACATCTAAATAATCAGTTAGTCGCCAGTAATCTTTGTTGTTATATGTGCTAACATCTGTAGATAAATAGGGTGGATCAACAAGAAAAACAACATTATCCTGGTCTTTGTACCGTTGAAATAGTTCTTTATAGTCATACTTAACCACATCAACCCCTTCCAGGTAGCCTGTTGTAACATAATTACTTTGTCTTACCTTACTATAAAACTTTTCTTTCTTTAATTGTTCCAGGCTTGTTGCGTAATTCATTGAAAACAGTAGACTGGATGACAGTGTAACATAATCAACAAATCCTTCTTCTTGTTCTATTCTATCTATAATTGCTGATTTGACATCATCACTCATCCTTTCTGTTTTATTACCTGAAGAAGGACACAACTGTCTAATATCAGACAACAGAACATTTGTTTTATCTGCATTTTCTAAACGATATGAATAACCGTCATAATCATTATATATAGCTTTAGCTTGTGGATAGTAACTTTTAACAGTGTGACTGAGCAAGCCAGAACCTCCAAACAAATCTATATAAGTAGCATCTGCAGGAAATTCGTTTAAAGCTTCTTTAAAGTCTTTTAAAAATCGTCTCTTTTGCCCCTGAAACGGTAGCGGGGCCTGTGTATAAGTTTTCATTGGTTATTAGTTTTATTTTGGTTATTAGTTTTATTTTGGTTATTAGTTTTTGTATATTTGCGTCTCTCACAGTAATGCACGACAAAGCCCAATCAGAAGACTTTATGTCCTCCGACCGGGCTTTGGTGCTAATTTAATTACTGTGAGAGGTTTTTAAATGTCGGAGGGCTATTTTTCCTCCTCTTTATTTTCTGTTTCCGTATTGGGTCCTATAGGATCCGGAAGATTTAGCTCCGAGACTTCTGCAATTTCAATACCTTTTGCGGAATTATATTCTGCCTCAGTAATTATTTCAACTTTTTGAGCGGTTGCAATCTCGTTTGTTCCTTCAAGTTTGAAATACTCTACTCGGCCATCTTTATCGGTCACTTTATAGAATCGACCGTCTGCGACTGTATATATCATAGATTTAAATTTTATTAGGATTTACCTCCATCATAGATTGTCCAGCCTTTAGCAACGAGCGAATTTCGCGCTGCTAAAGCTGCATTTGAAGAGTACTTAACTCCGTAAGCACTCATAACCTTTGGCTGCGTCCGGAGCGAAAAATCCATCCCGTCCAACATAATAAGGAATTTATCGTAATTAGTTGGGGATAAACCCGACCCATCCAAGAAGCTTCCGAAATTAGACTCATAGTTGTAATTCAACTGAGATATATCCTGATCGAATGAAGTAGCACCAGCGAACATTGACTGAGTGTTGTAGCAGTTAATCAAGTTCCATCCAGTTAACGGCTGGTTAAATGAGTATGCATTCCTGAATATACCATCGACTGCTACCGTTTGAGTACCTACAATATTATCTACACGGCCATTGAAAGACCACGCTTCTGCGAACATAACCGAAGCAGTTACAGCCCGTATATTTAGCCTGTGTACATCCTGATTAAACCTAAGAGCAGAAGCAAAGAAATTATTGAAATTATAACAATTCTTAAGATCAAGTCCACTGATAGAGTTAACTAATGTAGTGCAGCTTTCAAACATACTCTGTACATCTCCTAGAGCGTACATCCTTGATGTGTAATCAATACGGGGCTGTGCCGGAGTTCTCGGAGGGTTGTTAGCGTCTATATACTCTTTAAACCTCCATAAATTACCACCCAAAGCAGGAAAATAGATATAGGCAACCTCTTCCGTTACTTTAACATTAAGGTTGTTATATCCTCCCGGATTGAAATTCTGAGACGTAGTTTCGCTAAAATCTTGCTGAACGAATACACCTCCTTCTATTCTTACTGTATCAGCATAACTTACAACTCCCGCAAGAAGAGGTAAAATTTTTGATTTGTCAGTACCAGCGAAAACCCTGATACTCATTTGATCTGCTTTAGGCAGTCTTCCAGTAGCGTTTGCATACGCTTTTAGTATTAATGTTTCCATTATTTAGTCTATTAATTTAAGGATTAAGCCAAACTGTATCTAACCAATTAATTCTTTGAGAGAACCAAGAATAAATACCATCTAGCCCTAATTGATAACCCCAAGGATTCGTAGCAGCTGACAAAGCTCCCCATTCAGCACCATTAGCATTCCATATGTCCATCGGAATGTATTTAGCGATACCACCATAAATGTTCACAATATTGTTAATATTTAAAACTCCGTTGCGTCTTAAATCAGTGTATCGAGCTTTAATCTCTGTGGCGAAAGCTGTTCTGAATTTAGGCCATACATCTGCTATAATATACATGCCCGCTGGATTTCTATCTCCGTAGTTCCCTGCGGTAAATTCCAAATCGAAAAGCCCGGGCTTCCATTTAAGCCCATCATACGAGAAGTATGATGCATTGTTACCAACACTATCCCAGTGAGCGAGTACTTCAGCGATAATAAGCCAATCAATCCAGTCTATAGGGTCTAAATATGGAGAGTATGTTGTCTTTAAATCTGTAGTTCCTGCGTAAACACCTTTGAAGTATGTGAATAATCTCATACAGTTCGCTTTCGCTGTAGCGTCAGGAGATTTAGGGCTTCTTAACTCATAAGCTACGTTCATAGCAGTGAAATCCGCATAATTCTGGTTTCCAAGTCCCACAGGCACTCCGTTCTCCGCTGTAGAATCTAAGAAAATGTGTTTCTGATTCTTGTTATTCATTGCAAAGTTTTCGACACCTTTCTTCTGTCTTAAGGTATACAGGCCGTAAAACTTACCTCCTACGTAGAACCCGAAAGGAATACCTTGAAGACTGTATTTAGCGTCAGCATAGAAAGCATATTGATTATAAGGAGGTTGTCCTCCTAAATCCGGATAAGGAATCTTGAACTGATTACTTGGGTACGGTCTTGATTTAATAAACTGCTGCCACAGTGTGCCTCCACCAGTATCTCTGACGTGTGCACCGTCTCTCAAGAAAGCTTTCATGTGCATGCCCTTAACGGCTGGGAAATCCCCAAACTTGATAAATACATCTTCTCCTTTATCGTTTAAGAAATCAGCAGAATATCCTTTCTTCTGATCGCCCGCAGATGACTGCCCCTGAATGCTAAGCTTAGTATTCAGCCTTATAAGCAAATTATCAAATCTGTCGTAAAACTCTAATACTCCGGGAACCGGAGTTCTTGTAGGAGTAGCATCCCATGGCAACGTACCGATAAAATTGATTCTAAGATAATGCTGTTCAGGAATCACAACGTTTGTAAGACTTGTCACTGGGCTTTTAATTGGTGAATTCACAACGTCGATACTATCCGTTATAATATTTTTAATACGTAGAGTACCTTCCCTGTCAATGCTTCCGATTATGTTTCCTGACAAATCGCGTAATTGAAATAAGTCGGAAGTATTCGCACTGGTTAACCCTCGCATCATGTGAACTAAACCCTCTATCGCTGTAGCTGGAATAGAATCAGTTGCGTAAGAAGTCCATAAAAATCCAGAAACATCCCATGTTGCTAAGAGCTTTCCGGAAGCATCAACAATATTAAATATATTGTCTCCATTACTTTTTTGTAAGGCTTTTAACTTTAAATCCCATCGATTGGATATTCCCGGAACATCATCTCCGGTTGTTATGGCATTTGCTTCCCAGATAGCACCATCATAAAACACCTGCGATCCTTTGTTAAATGGTTTATTACTCCATTGCGGTGTTGCGCCTGATACCTTTTGTCTTAAATCTTTTTCTGCTACTCCGTCCGTTATTTCAATAGTTACATCAAACAAAGCCCCAGCTTTTTCAAAGTCTTCAGGAATAGTAGAAATAGGATTTCCAGCAGAATCTTTAAAATTTGGAAATGTAGTTACATTGCCTTCTTTAACACGAAACCAGAACGAACCTATTGCTGGAACTGTAGACGCCGGTTTGGCTATACCCAAATAAGCTTTATTTATGGTATTCTTTGCTTCTTCCAGCTTATCATCAAATACTTTGATTAGTTCGCTTTCTGCTCCTCTATCCAGTTTACTGTCTAATGATCCCCGAAGACCTTCTACGTTATCAATAGGGACGGAATCGTCCTTATGAACATAAGAATCTAAAGTATCGCTAAACTGTTCCTCAGTAGGTTTTTTCCCTTTTTGGAAATATGTTTTTAATGTGTTACGAGGTCTTTTCATTCTATTAGCCTTTAAATCTTATAAATATTACCACTCTGTACGGGTTCATGATATCGTGAGCCTGATCACCTCCCAAAGTATTTGTATTACCTGCCCACGCTTCACCGCCTGTCGATGTGATGGTATAGTTCCAGTCCTCATTATCGTTCGGGCTGTCACCTTTTCCGGCAGCGGTTCCGTTTGGATTATTAGCGATAGTCGCTGTATTCATCCCATCACCTCCAAATATTTTAAAGCTGTGTCGTGGAAGCTCTGACATAGTGAGTGTGTGCGTTTTATTTCCTCCGGCTTGTAGTACCTGAGCAAAATCGAAATCGTCAGGATTTAACCCCATAGGGAAACGTCCTCTAAATTCGGTTGCTTCTTCCCAACCTTCTGGGATTTCATTCGCCGGACGCATAAATAAAACTGGTGCATTTCCGTCAAGAATTGGTTTTGAAGCACGCTCTAATTTTGTTAAACGAGCTTCAATTTGCTGAAGTGGGACGGTAGGTATAAATTCTTCAATTGCTTTAAACCTGCCTTCAAGAGAGTTTAACGGTGGTATTCTCTTGAAGTCTGCCCAGGGAAAATACACATTAGAGAAACCGAATGTTGCAAAGCGATTTATAATAACATCTTGCATTTCTCCATTTTCAGCTTTTTCTTGGGTAATTATTTCACGAATGATCACGGTGTTCTGTTTTCCGCCACCGATGAACTTTAATAATTCGTTGTTTATCATGACAACACCATCACTTATTGCTGCTCCTCCGGAAGCTTCTTCGCAACCGGAAATAATAACCATATTACCTGCCATTCTTGCAACGCCCTCCACAATTGAATAGGCGTCTTGTATTTCTGTCAATGTATCGGTTGTAAAATCGAATCCTTCCGGATAATTGAAAATAAACTTTTTCATATTAGGTCTATTCTAAAGCGTTTACTAGCAAGTCGATAATAATCGACTGTGTTATATATTTGATCATAATAATCCAAAAGAGATTTAGGCACTTTTACTATAAAGTCCACCTGTCCTTCAACAAATTCACTTTTAGGATATATTTTTAATTTACCTATGTACTTAGGCTTCCGTGAAGCTTTTGGATAGATATAGGTCTTTTGCTTGTTTATGGGGTCTTCTATGGCTATTCTCCTGTCTGAATCAAACTTATCGTTCAAAAGACCTCGTAAATGACATAATTGGCTGTTATGTGTTGCCCGCTCAATGTTATAATTTCGGTTTTCGTTAAATTCATCATTTACAGTGTCCAGATGAGCATTAAGCACATTAACGACTGCAATCACGGAAGGAGTCCTCCAATTTATTGGAAGGTTTAAAGCTCCCAGCTTCCGAAAGTCTACTTTATACCACATTTTTCACTGTTTTATATTCTATGATCGTGTTTGGCCAGTCGATATCAAAATAACCTGAAGAAGGAATTTTACTGATCTGTATTGGTTCATAATTACCATAGCCTCCGCTTTTAGGATCTATCCACTTTGAGTCTGCAGTGAACAACCAGGGATCGATAACACCCGGAACTTTTTGCAATTTATCAACCAGGCTATTCAACATTAATTCACCATTGAAAGGAAGTTCCTTCATAAACTCGTTTATAGCATCCTCGAAAGGCTTATTTCCTTGTAATCTGTGATATCCGTTTTCATCGATTATTTTGTCATCAACCCTTATCTGAAGACGCATTTTTAAAATATCTGGTAGATAGTTAACAATCGTAAGTTTTACGCCTGCATCCCTGTACTCATTAGCATAAGCTCTAAAGCCGTTGTACTGGCTTTCTGTAATTGGCGAAAGCTTTCCGTTGGTTTCGGTAGCTATCTTCAAGACTAGCCTGCTTTCCTTCTCTTCTTCAGATATAGCAGCATATTTGATAATTTTTGATGCTTCGATCTGTTCTGGCGTTTTCCCGGTGTTATCAAACTGATCTTTATCCGGTAATAGTTGAAAACCATATTGAAAAGCTTTTGCCTTCTCACGATACCACAAAAGACCATGAGCTTTCTCCTTTCTAAGTAACACTTCCAGCTCTGCCTGATGCGCTCCAAATATTTGCTCATGAGTGTAAATCGCATAAGCTACTATATAGAACATCAAATTCCAGAATGCCGACTTTGAATTAGATCCCATTCCGGAAAGTTCTTCCTGCCTTTCCTTTTCAGCTATAAGAGCATTTTTTATATCCGTGATAGTTCTCATGTGATTTTGAAATTCTTTTCTATTTCCCAATAATTAATACCTTCAGGGTAATTTATCTCCTCCGTTTTTATTGCTGTAGCAGGTTGTATGTTCTTTGCTCTGTAGTAAGCTATAACATCCAGATCCATTGGAACATCAGGAATAATTAGTTCCGTGCCTGGCTCCAGATCATCTGTTATACTTATGTTATTTGCGACAGCAATGAGAATGGCGTTTTCAGCTTTTCCGGTTGCCTGTATAGCAATATCCAAAAGAGATTGATTATGTAGTACTGTTGCTGCCATTGGTGAAATCATTGTAAGTTTCCTTGGCTTCCTTCGCTTTATTTACAATCTTTTTTAACATCCCCCAGATACTGAAGCCGGCACGAGGTAAATTCTCAAAGAATATCGAATAAAACTCAATTGCGCAGCTAATGGCCATTGCAATAAAAGTGAGTGTTATTTCATGGTCTATCCAGCTTAATTCAAAAGGTTTAACCCGAAATATAAGTTCTATAAACCATGACAGAATTATAAATAAAAAGTAGGTGACAATTTTTATCAGGCTTAAGCGTGTTTTCTCACTTGTAAAACCATTGGTTCTGAATCTTCCTTCCTTTTTTTCACGTTTCCATACGGCCCATGATGCCAGAACCCCTGTAATATAGTCAGCCAAAAGAAGCCCTAACAATAAAAATAGCATCAAATGATAACTACTTAAGGATATAGATAATCCCATTGCAGGAATTAGAACAGAGGGCTTTTTAACGGCTGTAATAATAGTCCAGACGTATTTTCCATATATATGTAATTCTTTCATTATATATTAATTTTTAAGTTTTCATAGCCTCCGGAAAGATCAATGTCCGGGTCTGGATAGCCATCATACTCCAGTTGTATCTTTAAATCACGTTTAAACGCCAGATCGTTCGGATTTTTCTTTAACTGCAGCTGAGCTCCAAAGCCTAACATGGGAAACTCTTTAAACTCTCCCGGATGTGCCAGCACAATGTCTTTTACGTGCTGAGTATCGGATGAACCAATAACGAAATCACCATTTCTGATTACCAGGGATCCGTCTTCGTTTAAGCTAATATCCTCTCTCATGCTATTGTATTTTTCCGGTTCCTGTAAATGCTCCCTGATTAGAAGTTCCTGTAATCGAAATTGTGAGCGACTTTAAATAAGCCTCAAAAGCATCGGCAAGCTTTCGTGCAAACTGTTCTTTTGCTATCTGCTCATTTGTTTCTTCCCGGAGCTGGTCCTGGATCTGAATAATCTTCTGTACTAAAATTTCCTTTTCCATTACTTAAGGAGTGCCTGTGAAGCTTCTTTTAATTCATTAAACTTTAGTTTATCTGCAGGGGAAAATTTCCCTGGTCCGGAAGGCGTGGTAATGATTGCATTTTTTAGCTGATCAAAGCCTTCAGAGAGTATTTTTTTTAAACTGCTCTCCTGGTTACTGATTTCAAATTTCCCTCCGGACATTTCAAACTTTGCACCGGATATGGTAATGATCACTTTTTCAACTTCAGTATACTTTACAATAGCCGTTTCTGCAGCTTCATTTTCCACAACCAGGCAAAGAACCTGAGAACCTATTTTTGGATAGATCAGAATCTGATCATCAAAAGCTTGGTCAATTGCACTGAGGCGAACGTCCTCCAGATCCGGAAGATCTTCACGCGATACAGTACAGGTAATTCCGGATATAGAAACTACAGTTCCGATAGAGGTTTGATATTTTACACTTCCGGATCTGGCAGCTTCATTTCGGATTACCTCAAGAAACTTTTCCACGGTATTTTAATTAGTACAAGAACAATGATCCCCCAAAAAACCATTTTCCCCAGTGTGAGATAAAATATTTGATACCTGGTAAGTTCTGCAGGAACTTCTACCTGTTTTATGACAGGATATGGAACTGGCGTTTCTATAGTCCTGTTAGTATGCTCTTTTATATATTTCTCTTTCCACTTTAAAAATAATTTCTGGGCTTCTGTTATAACCTGGACTGATAATTTTCCGTTCTCAAGAGAAATATTTGTTTTAGCGTTCTCGGTTTGTTTAGTCACCGGATCATGCAGTACCGGCTTATTGTTTACACACTCAATCCAGGCTTCATAATAAACAGAATCCGATTTACTTACAAGGACAGTATCTCTTTGAAAAATTGTTACTGTTTTGGTAGTACTGGTACTATCCTTTGCTTTTACTACTACCGGCTGCGGTACTGGTATCGCTTTTCTTTTTGCGCTGCACCCGGGGAGTAATAGTAATATGACCATAAGTAGGCCGATTATATTCTTCATTGCTTTTGATTTTAGATGAAAGTTTATTTTGTCTTTTTATTCCGTCTGTTTCGTTAATAGTGGTTGTAACACCATCAATAAAATATTGTCCGTCACGATATCCTGTAGGATAGTTAGGATCTTTTATATTTGCCGAGTCTCCAGGTTCTGTCCTGGGAAAGAACCATCCGTCAATACTTCCTTCATAACCGTCAAACACCATAGAGTTATAATACTTCTCTGCCCATTCTTTAAGCTGCTGTTGATTGAGATTTAAAGGAGCGTGCAGCGATATTTCACTTTCTCCCGGATCACCAAATTCATAGGTTACTTTTTTGCTGGCACTTCCTTTTTGCATGGAAACGGCCTTAATAAATCTCTTTCTTGAATCTTTGACTTTATACTTCAGATCTGTACTCTCCCGGATGTTTTTTCCGAATGTAAAATCATGTACAGCCTGAGGCTTGAAATCCACTGTTAAACCGGCATAAAGCTTCCGATCTTTAAAGAAGCATCTGACCATGTACTTTTCCTTCAGACTTTCAATTACCTGGTAAGGTGTTGCTCTCTCGATCTGGAATTTACCCAGAGGCATATCCAAAGCTTCAATTTCATAACCCGGAGCGATGAACTTCAGAACCTCTTTTAAGGTTGTTGATGAAAATGTTTTATTGATCATCGGCATTTTTTTAAGCTTCAGCATTTCGTCCTCACACTCCAGAATAATTGGTATTTCAGCACCGATATCGGTTATGTACCCTGAAAACTCTGTGTATAGTTCTCCATTATATCCGGCCTCAATCAGTATCGGATCATTTACCTGCAGATAATCCAGAAGGTTTTTCTGTGCAATCGATTCGCCTTTATCATTCAGCTTAGCATTTTTAAATTCCCTCGGCAGCTCTATTTTTGCAGTATCTGAAAATTTTTCAATCGTGCTTTCAATGGTGATTGATTTTACAACTGAAAACTGAAGCTTTCCGGCAATGGTAATCCTGACATCAATGTTATAATAATGATAGTATGACATTATTCATTTGGCTTTAAAAGTGTATAGGTTACCGGGTTAATACTGCTAGCCTTCAGCGTAAACTGGATAGTGTCTGCAAAGCCTTCAACCGGAGTAACATCAACCGATTTTAAGTAAATACTCTTAATATCCTTTTCATAAAATTGACGCCCTACAACAGAAATAATGTCATTGTAGTCAAAGAGCCTGCAAAGCTCTTTAATCTTTTCAGAAGGATAATTGTGAGCTTCAGTATCAATCAGTATTCCTCTGATATCTATGTTCCAGGGTTTAGTTCCCCAACGCTCAATAACGACTGAATCACCTCCGGAGACATTGGTTTCAATCAGATTCTTTTCCCTGGTAAAATTCATCATTAACGGAGGAGCATAAACAGAAGATGTATCACCCTCAAGCATTCCGGAGAACTTTAACTCTTTATTATTGTATTCCAGATAAACCTCTTCAAAAGTGTCATCAAAGTCCTCATAAACTTCTACCTGGTACTTGTTATCCTCTTTTATAGCCACTACCTGGTTAATCTTATTGCTAATGGCTATAATCCCAAAAGCAGCTGCGTACCTGGCAGCAAGATTAATCACAATAGATTCCCCATTTGTCATAACATATCCTTTTTAACACTTAAAAGCCCTTTGTCTGCAAGCCAGCTAAGCTGTGCCCATTTCATTGCCCATACATGATCCGGAAGTTCTTCCGGGAAAGGTATATGAAGAAATAAACTCAAAAGAGCATCAGCCTTCATATACAAATCACCGTCTTCTTTATAGTTTAGTCCGGACCAGGCTTCTAAACTTTCCCAAACTTTCCCGTACGAATTGGGATAAGTTCCGTTAACAGTCCGGCTGCTGCATAGAATAATCCATCATCAGCAATAACCTGATCTTTACTAGTTAACACGCAGTTTTTTACCAGAATCTCCTGACCTTTTTTAGGATCTGAATTCATGAACTTCATACTTTGACCAACAATAGATCTGGAAGGAACTATGGCTAAAACTTCAATTTCTTCGTTTCCGTCATCATCTAGTGGCAGGATTAAGGATTTTAACTTATCTCCATGCTCCTTTTTTAGAGCTTCTTTTTGTTCTTTTGATACTTGTTTAACTGACATTTTATACTTTATTATATATTAATTAATAATTCTGGCCACGGTCTGAGCTCCTACGTTCAAATCGACTTTAAGAGCGAAAAGTTCATACTGCTTCTCAAGTCCCATATCACCGGTAACATCACGACCGTCACTTTTGAATTTTGCCACAATACGATCAACAACAATCATATTATAGTCATTCACATATTCTGTAGTGATAATAAAAGGTTTAATTTTCCTGATATTACCACCAGCAGCAACTTCCAAAGGAAGGATATCAGCCATCATGACTGTCATTGAAGCACTTGGTGTATTTTTACCATGTGACCAGGAAGTGGCATCTACACTCATTGTATGATTGAGCTGGTGTTCCTGCTCATTACCATAAGTCAGAGATTTGACATTGATCGGTACACCGTTGATTTGTGTCTTTACATCAACACTATCATAAGCTTTTCCATTTACGATAATATCACTCATTACAGCTGTGTTTTAAGGTTAATAGTTCCGTTAATTTCCCCGATACTGCCTCTCGGTACTATTTTGTATCCAACTTTCAGTACCTTTTCCACAAGAAGATCACTGTTTGGATCCACATAGGTTTTCCCAGTGGTAATTTCTCCACGTCGAACCATGTCAGCAAATACACCGTCACCAATCGATTCAAGAAATATGACAACACCAGGGCTCATTTTTCCTGTTGCTGCATCGACCATGTAATTTGTCTTTACTTTCGGCAGATAAGCAGCTCTTAAGCTTCTCCTGGCTTTCTTTCCAGTACGCCCATAGGCTACCGAATGCTCATTGATATTGTTGTCATCGTCAAGAACAATCGGAGAACACACATGATCATTATTAAGCCTTACTCCGGCCATACCTGTATAAGTAAGCCCAAAGACATAACCTTTGTTTTCCAGCGTCTGCAGATCCGCATACTGCTCAGTATTCTTTTTGTGGTTTGATAGTCCAGGATTAACCAAAAGCTTCTTAGCTTCGTGAGTTAAGTTTTTGGTCTCGTTTTCTCCGATATTTTGATTAACAGTACAGGACGCACAAATACCCAGGGCAGTGCCTATAAATGCATATTTTTGAGCACTCCCGGTTCTCTTTGCTGCGATATCATAATCCTGACCGATCACCAGGGTAACACCTTCAGCTGATAAGTTTGGGATATCTCTAAGGTCTGCAGCCGTTGCAGCAGAACCACCATAGCTGTATCCTTCCAAAAAGACTGAAACCGGCATTAAATTTTCTTCAGACCATTCTTCCAATAATTTTGCCTTAGCAATAGAATTATAGACTTCATCCGGAAGACCATTTAACATGGTTATTGCCACGCCTGCTGCCAGGTTAACCCCGATAGCAATTTGTTTTATTTTCCCTTCAGCAGAAATAAGTAAAGTTTTAGCCGGACCTTCACAAAGCTCTGTAAGTTTTTTGGTTTGCTCAGCCAAAAGCAAGTGAAGTTCAGTGCCTGATCCTGCCAGGCGGAAAAATTCAGACAAATGTTCATAGACGTGAACGTTACCTGTCTGATCATACTCTTTTGTAATTCCTAAGCTTTCTACATCTGAAAGATTATAGACCACTACAGGAACTCCAAATTCAAGGTTTGAAGGCTTAGGTCCGGTAAGGACGATTCCACTAATGGAATCATCACTTCCCAGCCTGTTAGCTCCAACCTTTCCCTTGACGATATTAACTCCTTTAATATTTGACATTGGTTAAAATTTTAGGTTGTTGGATCATCGTTCCCGGCATCGATCTTTTGACCTTGTTTAAAGGTCTCGATTTTGCCGATTGTTTTTCCTTCTTTATCTTTCTCCAGACTATAGTTTGCCCAATTGATATCGGTAAACCAATCGCCTTTTGGATTGAGATAAAGAGCTGGTACATTAGGGTTCTCTTTTAGATAACCCGCTGCATATTGTTTTTGCGCTTTATTTGCCATGATAAAAATTATTAAGGGGCTGGATTACCAGAAACAACAGCACCGAAACCATGATCCTGTCTTTTGTCTGTAAGACCATAGCAGTGAAGCCTTAATTCTGCTGTCGGGTTTTTGCTTCTGGTATCTGTACTCATTGGCTTTAACAGTGTGGTAACACTTTCAATGTGATGCACGGTATTTGGTGCATAAAAGAAAATTGAAGATACCTGATCTCCAGCAGCTGGTAAAGAGCCTAATGGTTTAATAACACCTGCCTCATTATATAATGGAGTTTCGGTATTCTCGAAAATTTGAAGATTAAAGAATCTTTTCAGCTCTCCGGTATTTTTGTCAAGCTCCAGATCCCGATAGTTGTTTGTACTGGCTCTGTCAAACACTAAATCGGATTTGTGTTCATCACTTAAGATGAAGTAAAAGGCCGTTTTGTTGTTTAGATTGAGTTTTACCAACTCTTCAAAAAGGAAGGTATTTAAGTCGGCATAAGTCATTCTTAAACGTCCATTGTGCTTTTCACCTGTAGTTCTAATAACCGGCATCGCATTAGCTTTATGCTGTTTTGGAGCAAGCTTACTCATTGCATACCTACGTACCCCAATTTTAAAGGAGTTGGTATGCTCTACACGAATCGCAGCTTCTTTGTCATAAACCATCGCTCTTAACTCTGCATCGGTATAAGCTGTTGGAGTAGTATCCAATTTATCCCATTCAACAAGACCTTTTTGTCCGGTCATTTCTTTCGGTGTAAAGTCCACATTAGCATTCACAACAAAATCAACATTGTTGATCAGCTTGTTAAACTTGATACCATCAGCATCAATAGCTGCCGGATTCGGACGTTTTAAAACTCCGATAAAGGAATCATTATAGTTTTTGAAATCCTCCAATAGTTGTGGATCTACGTAGGTTTTGGTGTAATTCCCGTCTGTTAATTCCATTATTTACTGTATTTAGCGTTAAACAATTTATCGAAGGACTCTTTATCATCTGTAGCCAACTTCTCCAGACCTTTTGGATCCTCTTTCTGCCACTTGTCTAAGTCCCATGATTCACGACCTGCTACTCCGGCTCCAGGTGTCCCGGTCTGAATGTGAGCAGAAATATTTGGGGCTGCCGGTTTGTTTGAAGATTTCAACACGTGTGCTAAAGCTTCAATTCCGGAATTTTCTCCGATATTCTCATACACCTTTCTTTCGTCCTCAGTGAATGCTTTACTAGCAACAGCTGAAGCCGTGTCAATCATTGCTTTGATCTGATCATCCTTATAGGCTTTCAGGTCATTCTCTGCTTTGGTTCTGGCTGCTTTCTCCCTGTCAAGAGAAGCCTGCAGATCGTTCATTTTTCCTTGCACCGCATCTAATACGGCGGTATCTGAACTTTGTGCGTTAACTACCGCACTTAAGCCCAATGCTGTGATAAGCACTTGTTTCATATTGTCGATATTAAAATTTGAATTGTTTTCAGGAGGCTGCTGATCATAAGAAGCCAGAAAAGCCTTTACAGCAGGTTTTGATATACTTGTAAGAAGTGCACAAGCATACATGTTGTATACTTCTGTTTCTCCCATTTCTTCTGGGATAAAGGCAGGATATACAGTTTCTACTGCTGCCGGAATGATTTCAGAAACGATTCCCAGATCTTTTGCTTCTTGAGCATCTAACCAGGTATCAGATTGAAGCCACGTAGTAACTTCAGCTTTTGTTTTCCCGGTTCTCAGTACCAGTTTGTCAATAAAGTTCTGCTCCATCATACGAAGGAGCTTAGCACTTGACTCGTGGTCTTTTGCATTGCCATAGGAACCGCTGGAGGGTGCGTGAATCATTACGTATCCGTTATTTACAATTTTCACAACCTTGGAGGATAGAATGAAAATCGCACCCATACTTGCAGCGAGTCCGTCTATAATAATAGTAATGTTTGCAGGGGATCTTTCGACAGCATTACACATAAGGTTTCCGTCAAATACACTACCACCATAGGTGTGCAACCTAATAGTGATATCAGAATAAGAACTTTCAAGTCTGGAAAGCCAGTAAATAAACTCAGTGCCATCACCGCCCCAGATTGTTCCGTATGCTGTTAAAACGTTGTCTTTTATTCCAAATATCATGTGCCTGAATGCTTTTGATTAATATTTAAAGCACAAACATAAAGCGCTGATTTTGCGATAAATAATCTTTCAGAAAGCCTTGCCACTTTATTAGAAAAAACACTGAAACGTTTGGAAGTTTGCCTAAAAGTGTATTGTAATTATGGCAAAAGGACAAAGGGTCAATAATGAACCACTGCGGGCACTGGCCGAAAAAATGTTTGTGGAGGAAGGCATGACTGCAAAGGCTATTGCAGAAAATATAGGTGTTACTGAGCAGACTGTTGGACGGTGGAGAAAAGGTGTTCAGGGAGATATCTCCTGGGATGATAAAAGACAACAGTATTTGTCAGCACCTAATAACATTAAGAAGGTGCTCATGAAAGAACTCGGAGATCTTTCCGAGGGAAAAGGTGCTACCATTGATGTAAAAGCTATTTCAGCAGTAACAAAGGCCATTGAGCTATTATCGGATAAAGTATCTGCTCAAATCGTTATGGCCGTATTTAAAGAATTTGATTCCTGGATGGCCGTTCAGGATCCGGAGATTGCTGTTTCATTTTTGGAATGGCACAAGATGTTTCTTCTCTATAAAGCACAACAGGAAGGGTAATGAGTGATGTAAAATTAAATAGGCTATTAGAAAAAATGCTTCGTGATTACGATGAGCATTGTAAGTCTATACATCAAGTAACCGGCGTTGGTTTAAATCCAAATGAAACCCCAACACAGAGAAAAAAGCAGCGTGAGGAGTGGGAGAAAGATTACATCACTTGGTTCGAAAAAATGTTCCCACATTATGCAAAAGTACCCTGCGCCTGGTTTCATAAAAAATTAGCCAAACTTATTATTGATAATCCGGTATGTGATGTCCTGGCCGAAATATACCGATCCGGAGCAAAGTCTGTACATATATGCCTTGGTATTCCGATGTACTTATATGTTACGGATCAGCTTCATTTTATGCTGCTGTTTGGTCAAACAGACCTGAAGGCTAAAAAACTGATATCGGATATCCAGAGTGAACTGATGTACAATCAAACATTCATTCATTACTACGGTAAAAAATTTAAGTTTGGAGACTGGGCTGATGGAGATTTTACCACTACAGACGGAGTTAAATTTATGACTTCAACTCCTGGACAGTCACCCAGAGGACTCAGGGAGGGAACATCACGTCCTAACTATATTGTTTTTGATGATGTCGATACCAGACAAAGGGTTAATAATGATGATCTGTCAAAAAAATTATTTGATTTTGCCTGGGAAGATGCAAAGGGAACATTTGATGAAGGAGGGAAATATCGCCGATTCATCGTAGCAAACAATAACTTCCATAAAAATACACTGATCAATCAGCTGAAGGAAGAATTTAAACTTATTACTAAGCGATTAAAAGAAGCCGGAATAAAGTCTACTTTTTTTACGCTCTCTGTGCCTGCAGTTAAAAACCTTACCACCTTTGAACCGAACTGGCCGGAAAAAACCACTGCAGCTTATTGGAAGCAAAAATACCTTTCTACACCATACCGCTCCTTTATGCGGGAATATATGCACATACATATTGTAGAAGGTACAATATTTAAAAACGAGTGGATCCAGTACAAACCAAGACTTCAGTTCAGATCATACGACGCTTTAGTGTTTTATGGTGACTTGTCCTACAAAGATGCCGGTGACTTTAAAGCAATGGTATTTGCAGGAAAAACAGGAAGGGAATTTCATGTACTTAATTCTTTTGTACGACAAACTTCCCGATATAATGTTGCAAAGTGGCTATACGAGTATGTACAGGACAATAACCTTTTACAACACAACATTCAATACTTCATTGAAGGACTTTTTGCTCAGGATGAATTTGTAAATGATTTCGATACTGTTGGTGATGAACTAGGCTGGTATGTGCCGGTTGTGGCCGACGAAAAATCAAAGTCCGGAAAATTCGACCGTATAGAAAGCATGCAGGGGTATTTCCAAAGAGGGAATATCTGGTTTAATGAGCAAGACAAAGAATCTACCGACAATAAGGAACTCACGAACCAGCTCCTGGCATTTTCCAAAGGATCCGGAGCACATGACGATGCTCCGGATGCACTGCAAAGTGCAATAAGTAAACTCAATGTAGCAGCACTCACCAACAAAACGCCGATGAAGACCACCTCCCGTAAAGATATTATTAACCGACAAAAAAACCGATTCTAATGGCATTTATAACCGATGAAGATTACACCGTACTGGTGCGTAATGAAATAAAAGATATTCTTTTGGAGAACTATACAGAAACCAGATTAAGAGCTGCTGAGCAAATGGGCATTTCTCAGGTGAAAAACTACCTCTCTGGGAGATATGATATCGCAGCTATATTTTCAAAATCCGGAGAGGATAGAAACAGCCATATTGTAATGATCGCTTTAGATTGTACGCTTTATCATTTGTATACGGCTACAGTTCCAAGAAAAATGCCTGATATCAGATCTCAAAGGTATCAGGATGCTCTTGACTGGCTAAAAATGGCAGCGGAGGGAAAAGCTACTGCTGATCTTCCGGTAAAAAAGGATGACACCGGAGCAGACCTTAAAAGCATAAAGTTTACTTCTAAGTATCCACCAAGTAACCACAGGTGGTAATCTTTCGTTTAAACAGCGTTTAAATTCAATTTTAAGACATTATAAATAAATTCTCATGAATATACTCGGATTTAATTTTTCAGTTAAAAAAAACAGCGTTTCTGCAAAATCCGAAACACCAAAGTCTCAGGGTAAGAAAAACCCTGCTATTGTTAAGATTGTAGAGGCTTTTAAAGACAGCTCCAGAAAAGACATTGATAAATGGAGAAAATCACTCACTGCCACACTAAGCTTAGAGGATCCTAAATTCAATCAGTTCCATGATCTGGTTGATGATCTGATGACTGACGGACACCTTCAGTCACAAATACAGATGCGAAAGCTTTCCACACTAAATACCGACTATCGTGCATTAAACCGTAAAACAGGAGAAGAAAACGAGGTATTAACTTTTACACTTCAGCAGCAATGGTTCTATGAGTTCTTAGGCTATGCTCTGGATCACATACTAAAAGGAACAACCCTCGTTGAGTTCCAAAATTTCATGGGTGAGAAAATCGAAATATCCATGATTCCCCGCAGAAACGTTGTTCCAACCCGTGGGCGTATTTATCCGGATGTTCTAAAACCGGAATTTATCAATTACCAGGATGATACTTTCAAACCTTGGTTAATTCAGATAGGTAAAAATTACGATCTGGGGATTATTAATAACATCATTCCAAATCTTATCTGGAAACGAAATGTTATGCAGGCATGGGCAGAGTTTTGTGAAAAATTCGGGCTTCCTTTGATTACGGCCACAACCAACACCACAGATCCAAAGGTTCTGGATGATGTACACGAAATGCTTTTAAGCCTTGGTGAAGCGTCTGTCGGAACATTCCCTCCGGGAACAGATATCAAGTTCCAGGAAGCCAACAGAACCGATGCCTATCAGGTGTATATGCAATTTAGAAAGTCCAATGATGATGAGATAAGCAAGCAGATCATTGGCTCTACAATGCTTTCCGATCAGGGAACCAATAGAAGCCAGACAGAAGTACATGAGCGTAACCTGGATAACAGAATTGCCCAGGCTGATAAACGTGTGCTACAGTTTATTGTCAATGATCAGCTTTTCCCACTTCTCCGGATGCAGGGATATCCAATAAGTGAAGATGATGTTTTTGAATTTAAAACAGCAGAACAGGAAACTAAATTAACAGAGCTATGGACAATTACAAGTGGTTTATTAACTCAAGGGTTTCCTGTAGAACAAGACTGGATATCTAAAACTTTCAATATACCGTTTGAAGGCAAAAAAAAAAATCTGACGCCTCCTAATGTTGCTGCAGCTTATCTTCCGGAAAACATAAAAGCACCAGACCGGTACGGATTTGACTGTACATGTGGAAATCATACAATGCCGATCAGTGAAGCTTCACAGAGTAATATTTTAAAATATGCAGAGCAGCTCATTCAGGCAATATGGAACAAAGAGGATATCCTGGGCGCTATGGGTGAACTCATCACCAATGAAGCTATAGAACTTATAAAAGGGCTTCGTGATGGATTTGAAACATTTAATCCTTATACCGGTCCTGATCAGCTCATGCTCCAGATGATGGAATATAATCTTTTTGACTTTGCAGCAAGTAAGACAGAGGCCAGATATGCTACAATGATGGATCTGTTAACAGACGGAGACAGAGGAATCAGACCTTTTAATGACTTTAAAAGGTTATGCCTGGAGAAAACAGCAGATCTGAATACAAAATACCTGCAGACAGAGTACAACCTTTCTATTGCTGTAGGACAAAATTCAGCATCATATGTCCGGTTTATGGCCGAAAAAGACACGGTAACCTCTTTTGTACAATACCAGACTGTTGGGGATGAAAGAGTAAGAGAAGCGCACCAGATCCTGGAGGGAAAAATATTTAGCCTGGATGATAAAGAAGCAATGAAGCTCTGGCCACCGAATGGTTATGGATGTCGTTGTGAAATGCTCCAGTATGTTGGAGAAACGAAAGGAAAAGTAACCACCGGAAAACGAGGAACGGAGCTTATGTATGAGCGGGATCCGAAGTTCAAAAATTCAGATTTTGAAATAAACCGGGGTGATCTGAAGGAAGTATTCACAAGTAAACAGTTCTACACCGAGAACAAAGGACTTGATAAAAAAATCAATTCCATGACGTATGACAAATACGGCCTTGAAAAATGGGAGGACTTTAAAGACACTTTAAAGCCAATGAAACTGGATAAAACTATTACTCCAGAGAATGTTAAAGACCTCTTTAAAAAAGAGAAAAACGAGGATTATATGGGCTTTACAGATTATATGGGCAGAAAGATGGTACTCCCTGAAAAAACATTTAAAACCCACACGTCCGGACATTATACTTCAGATGCTGAAAAACGTCACCAGATCTTCCCGCATGTGAAAGATATACTGAAGAACCCGGATGAAGTATGGCTTAATGAACGAAATAAAGGAAAGTACAACTCTCATTATGTAAAGTTCTATAAAGACAGGGCGGTGATTGTGAATGTTAACCTGAACAATAAAATGGAAGGTCTGGAGATCCAAACCTGGTACAATCTGAAAAGAGATGAAGCCAAAGAAAGACTGGGGCTCAAAATAAAATAAAAAAGGTCTACTGCATAGCAGCAAACCTTTTTAAGATCTGGATAATGATGGTGCGGTGCGTCCCGGTATTCAGTGCTGTGAGATCTTATCATGTAAGCACTTATTCATGACCACCATGTCATTATCTATTACAAATATACAAAATTTTTAAATATGGCAACTTCGAAATTACAAATGCTAATCGATCTGAGTTCCAAGCTATTCAACGACAAGTGGGATAAGGTTCAGAAAAGATGGTCGGATGGTGTTGACAAAATGAAGGGTAAGCTAAAAGGTCTTGAGGATAAAATCCCGGGCTTAGGAAAGCTTATTGAAAACCTTAAAACACCTGCTGCAATTGCCGGAGCTGCTATTATGGCACTATGGGGAGTTACAGCAAAAGCCACCATGATGGCCAACGACTGGCACGTCAAGATGGCCGAGATCAATGTGACCGCCGGGCTATCCCAAAAAGAGCTCCGGGGACTATCTGATGAACTTCTCGATGTTGGAGCCAGGAACGTGGCTCCTTTGGAAGAAATTCCGAAAGCTTTTGGCCGGATCATATCTGCAGGTCTGGATGTTAATCAGTCCATGCAGGCATTGGAACCAACCCTAAGAGCTGCAAAAGCCGGATTTACAGATATTGAAACCGTAGCATCTGCCGGTATAGCCACCATGATGTCTTCAGGAAAAGACATTAACCGGGTGTATGATGTGCTCTTTGAGACCGTAAAAGAAGGTAATGCAGAATTTAAGGATATCGCCAGGTATATGCCGAAAATTGTTCCGCTGGCCAGATCCATTGGTTATGAATTGGAAGGAGCTGCAGGTGCTTTTGCTTCTCTAACCACTAAACTAAGCGCCGAGCAGTCTACAACAGCTCTGGAAGGTATTATGCGTACGCTTTCAAATGCTGACGTTGCAATGGGTAAAGTTGATAAAAAGACAGGTAAATATGCAAGCGGCTTCCGGGCAATTGGGATAAATATCTTTGATTCTGCAGGAAAGATTCGTCCGTTAATCGATATCGTTCAGGAGCTCAATAAAGCGATGAATGGATTAACTGATGAACAAAAAGTACAGAAGTTAAGTAAACTTGGATTTGACCAGTCTACAGCCCTGGGATTCGGAACTTTAATGCAGGATATCGATGGGCTTAAGAAAGCCACCGAGGCAACAACTGGTGCACAGGGTTCTCTTAATCAAGCTTACATGGATTCATTGACACCAATGGAGCAGTATGCAGTTATCCAAAACAACATGAAAGCTTCCATGATTAAACTGGGTGAAAGAGTACTTCCTTATGTAACATCAGCCCTGGAAAAATTAACGCCGGTATTTCAGTGGATATATCAGAATATAGACACTCTTATTCCTCTGATAGGCACATTTATTGGCGTTTTAGGAGGGCTTTCCGCTGCCGTATGGGCTGTTAACATTGCCATGTATGCAAATCCTGTTACGCTTATTATAGCAGCCGTTGCAGCAGCTATTGCTATTGTTACCGTTGCGATTGTAAAATACAATGAATGGGGCGGAGCTTTACTGATGCTATTAGGGCCTATTGGTGTGCTGATCTCCGGAATAAAAAAAATATATGATTCCTGGGGCTTGATAAAACAGGCATTTGCAACTGATGGGATTCTGGGTGCTTTAAATCGTATTGGATTAGCGCTGGCAGATTCAATCCTGCATCCTCTTGAGCAGATCTTTGGAATGATGTCCAAACTTCCGGGAAAAATGGGTGCTGCTTTCACCAACATGCAAAGGGGCTTAAATGAATTTAGGCAGAATACAGGAATGGCTCCTTCTGATAAGCTTATAAAGAAAGCGGAGTGGGATAAATATGCCAAAATGGGACTTAAGAGTGAAGGAGATATTTATGCTTATTTACAAAAACAGGAAGAAGCTAAAAAGAAAACAGAAGTACCTAAAGAATTAGGCTCACTTTACGGCACAAAAGGAGGTTTATTCTCAAATACGCCAGGCGGAAACCCTAAAGATAAAAAAAAGCTAAAAGATGATGTTAATAAAGTAACCGGTGAAGCGAAGCAGGTAAAAAATATCACGGTCAATATCGACAGCTTAAATAAAGGGGGAATCAATATGAATGGAAATTCTGCAGCCGGAATGAGCCTGCAGGATGTAGAGAACTGGTTTAACGAAGCTATGATGAGAATCATGCGAAATGTAGAGACATCATGAGTTTACAATTAAAAACAGATTTTTTCAAAAAGCTTTCTAAGGTGCAAAATCCGGCCTTTCTCAACAGAATGGTAGGTCAGGCCGGAATTATGGCTGTAAACTTCTCAAAAGAACGTTTTGTGCAGAAAAACTGGCTAAATGAAAGCGCCCAGAGTTGGAAGGCCAGAAAAAGACCGGGAAGAGGATCTTTAATGACCGTATCCGGAAGACTAAAACGATCCATCCGAAAAGTTAAACAGGGTAGTTATTATGTTTATATAGGAACAGATGTTCCTTATGCGCAAATACACAATGAAGGCGGAAGCATCAATAAAACAGTAACAGTAAAATCATTCTCCAGGAAAAGAACCCAAAGAGCTGTAAGTGAAAAGACCGGTAAAAAGCTCAAAAAACGAGTGAATTCCGGTGAAACATCCATAGTTAAAACTCACACCCGGAAGATGAAACTCACCATGCCGGAACGTCGATTTTTAGGTGATTCTAAGGTTTTAGCAAAAAACATAGGAGATCACCTCAGTAGAATGTTAGACAATGAAATATCTAATCTATAATGAAAGCATTTTATTTAAAACTCCTGGAGAAGTTCACAGGAGAAACAACAAGCGAAGAAACAAAGGATCTTTACAGATTAAAAGGAATTGTTCCCATTCAGCATATTGATCTGTACGCAGGACAAGATCAGGATCCGGAGTTTTTTGAATTATTTTCTCTTCCTGCACTACTTGTCAGCTGGAGTATAGATTATAAACAGAATCCTGCTGTCGCAACTGTGACATTTAGATTAATGTACGAACAACTTAGAGATACCAGTAACCAGGGAGCCAACACTTTAGAGGCGCTTAAATTCTTAGATTTCATTGAAATTACAGACGATATTTTGCATGGTCTGGAAAGTACCCATACCGGAAAACTGGAGAGAGCTTCAGAAGACCTCCAGCTTGAACCAGTGATCACGGATGAGTATATTCTGGTATACCAGTGCAGCTACACAGGAAAAGAAAAAGCCCGTGAGAATTCTACGGGCCATTTTGATGATATCGAAATTAAAGGGGGACTATTTAAAGCGCTTCTGGACTAAATTTCGGTATTATCTATATACCATTTTCCGGAGCGTTGCCAAATTCTAAGTCCATAGCTTCCAAGGTCTGTATAGCCATTTAAACGGCGTTTAAAGAATTTTTCGATTCTATCTTTTACAGACTGCGGAAGCTTTTTATCTTCATACACCAATCCGTACATGGTTTTCTTAACAACAACCAATCCGGAATAGTTCAGGTTTTCTGAAGGAGAATCCGGACGATGCTTAAAAACCTCTCCTTTGCTTCTTGACGGTGAAATCTGACCAAAAGAAAAGTGAAAGCAACACACTACTAAAAGAGTTGTTACAATTTTATAAAAGAAGCCTCCAGAATCCATCTTTAACTTTTGAAATTGAATAATTATTACGAATAGCATATTCTGCTTTGCTTATTTTCTCAGCATCAGCATTCGGATCTATATACTTTTTCCAAAGAGGAAACAAGCTTAAGTACTTACCATAAAGAGTACGAATATTCCATTTTTGCACTCCTCTAATCTCTAAATCTTTGTTTTCGCCTTCCATCACAGTATAATACTGGATATATAAAACATCAGACTGATCAGCTGCATTTATAAATTTGAAAACGTTTTTATCATCATTCTCACTTTCCGGAACCGGTTCATACTTCTTCCCAGTATCAGAAACCAAAGTTTCGATAGCCTGTTTAAACTGCAATGAATCAAGCTTTTTAAATTGCTGAGCAAAGAAAAAATTTGAGACAAGTAAAAAAAACAACATCTTTTTCATAATATACTATTTTATTAAAGGTTCTTCCAGGCTATTACTGCTATCATGATTCCATTCTAAAATTAGCTCATCACCAAGATAAAATCTTTCAATCTCTGGCTTGTATGGATCATTACACTTCCTTACACTTTCAACAAGAGTCGGATACATTGCACCATTTTTCATGTCATAGATCCATAATTTCTCCTGAAGAGCATCAGCACATCTTTTCTTATCTGATTGGGTATATTTTGCCCACCAGTATACATCATTTTGCGTATGGACAACATACCCTTTAAAGAAAGGAGATTCCAAACAAATCAAATGATGATCTCTGCACCAGTCTTCAAACTTAATAGGATCAAATCTATATTCTTTTTCAGGTGAATGTCCGGAAAGCTCAAGAGCGAGATTATTCATGCTCGGTCTTACTACATTACTACAAAATGTAATATCATGTCCCAAAACTTCTATTTGTACATACATTGAAACAGTATTAAACACCTGAGAAGTTGTTTCAGGTGTTAGTCTTTTTAATATTTGTTCTGCTACATTCATTCGTTTAAATACTTATCAATTTTATTCTTCAGATTATCAGCTAGAATATAATCTTCAGCTCTGATAGCTGCTTCCAGTTGTTTCTTCCAGATTTCAACCAGTGAAGCCCTTCTTGGATCTCCGTCCATTGGATGTACTGGAGGTACTATTAAATCAGCTGGTACTTCAAAGCATTTTACAATCGCTTCTCTCCATCTGTCGATATCTTTGCCGGAAATCTCAAAAGTACCACTATATCCAGGAGGAATCTTACTTGTAAACCGTTCAATTTCATCACCGTCATAGTCCATTTTGAACTCATCCATACTACTCCAGGACTGACATCCGGAGAAGCTGCAAAATGAATCCGTAATAGTGTCATAGAAGGCAAAACGATCTTCACCTTCTATAATCTGATCTTTTAAATCAATGTAAACTATCATAGCTCAAATTTAGTTATTAGTTAGATATCCAAACCAGATAAGATCTGATAAATTTACAACACCGGTCTTTTTAAGGGTAAAATAAAGAGTATCACCCTCTCTTTTGTAGTTCCAGTTCCGAAGAATAGCAGCCCCCATGTGGCCACTCTCTAAGTGGGTAACAAACTCGTCAATTATTGACGCTGATTGATTAATTTTAAATTCTGTCATACTATATAATTTTAAAACATTACAAATGTATTTTTATAAAAATTTACTTCCTTACGGGTATCCGTAATGCTATGTAATTTATTGTAATTTCTGGTGTAATTCGCTGGTGATCATCCTGTGTACATTTTCTTCATAGCTACCTGGTGCGAACTCAAACAGAATATAAAACTCTGTTAAAAACCACCAGAGCGCATCAGCCTTATAGTAAGGCATCTTAAGCTTAAAAGGTTTATTTGTCAATCGCTTATCTATAGCTTTTTTCATAAGCGTCTCCCGAAGCTCCCAACAGATAACAAAAGAACTTTTCCGAGATCTGCCAGTATTAATAAACTGCATTTGATCAATAATAGCCATCATATTATTGATGGCTATTAGTTGGTTATTGTCAATATTAATGGTTATTTTCATATAATAACGTAGTTTTCTTTATCTCTTTTTTTTACGATCAGATCCCTCCAGGAATACCCTCGTTTTTCAAAGTGTGGTAAATCTTTAAAGGTTCTCCAGTTTCCACCCCAGTCCCAGCCATTGGCCTTAAACACTTCTACACATTCGTACCAATCTGCAATTCCGTCTCCGTCCCAGTCTTTTTTTGTATCCCATGAAGCCTCTTTTCCATCGATAATAAGCACGATATCCACCGCTAAACCATAGTTATGAATACTTTGTCCGGCTTTGGCATTGGTGACTGTAGCTCCTAAAGGTTTTAAAGCTGAAACATTAGGACCTTTTGATGTTCTGCCCTGAGCATAAAGAGCCGTCTGCTCCTGGTTGGTTCTTAGTCCCTGTGCAATTCTTACCTGAGCTCTGCCGGTTAATCTGGCATTACACTCGTTAATAATTTTAGTTACTTCAGCTCGCACTTTTGGGTGTAATAATGCAATTCTTTGCTGTGTTACTTTGTCCATATTTAAAAATTTAAGGTTAATTGTTCCCCGTTCTTTTCATCAATTTTCTGTAACTTCTTCAGCTCACGTTCTGCCGGAATACCTAACCAGGTACTAAATGTTCTGTAACAGATGTTAAACTCTTTTTCAATGAACTTGTAGTAAATTTCTTTGTAAGTCAGTCCATTGCAAAACTTTTCCCGCTTAACAATTTCCTGAACCTTAACGATTCTCTTGTAGTAATTAGTTTTATTGTAAGCCATACAGAAAATTGATTATCTTTGTTGTGCGATAACAAAGAAGCGCCTGTGGTCTGTATGGCTATGGGCGTTTTAATTTTTTGACGGTACAGGTAACCGGTTCTTATGATGCCACTCTTTTGTTCCTGGTATTTTTGCAGCTTTATCGTATTTTGATCTAAGGCTTTTAAACTGCTTTATAAGAGGCTCAAATTCATCTTCAGTATATTTATTCAAAGCTTTTTTTAAAGGCGATTTTTCACGCATAAAAGCGTTAAATGGGTCCCAGTTCTGTACGTCATACAATCCGATATACTGTGCGTCCTTCAAAATTATAGATCGTAATGACTTCAAGTGCTGCTCCTGGTACATTTCAATTACCGGATCCACAACTACCGGCTGTGGAAAAAATTGCACATAAAGGCTCTCAAGCTCAATCGGTGTCAATTCTTCCAAATCTGAAGTTCTGCGAGTATGCAACCAGACTGACTGGCCGATGGCAAATTTGCCGAACTTCCGGATCATGTCGTCTTTCATCTGTTGTACATTCGTTTTCATATTCTGTAAGTGTTTTTTCGTATTCTTCAATAACTTGTTCTCTGAACATTTCTACCAGTTCCAAAAGCTGCTGAAGGGAAGGCTTTAAACCTTCAGGAGCGTTTAAATGGTCTTTAAACGCTATTTTTAGCAGCTCTAAAAACTGGATATCGTTCATTTTTCATAATTTTTAAAACAGCCAGGACAATAATCCTGTTTAATCAGATCAAACACCCATCCACAATGTGGGCAGGTTCTCCAGATCTCGTGATTAAAAAAAATATATTTCATTGTTCCCAGGAGCGGAATCGAACCGCTCCAAAAAACCGTTTGGGATGGGTTACTTTGTAATTTCACCGACTTGCTTACTTTCCTCCTCAGTAAAGAAATTACTTCGTATAAATTCATTTGTTGCGATTGATAGTCCTAAAAACGCCTCCTCGCTTACTGTGAAAGAAGTTTCCAATATTTTCCCTCTTTTCAGTTTTTCGCTCTTATAATGCTGCTCCGTTGGTTCTCCAGGTTCTAAAAGTCTTTTAAATCTGACTTCATAGTAATCAAAATGCTCATTATAGCCTACAATTACCCTTTTATTAACCATTTTAACTTCTACAGCGTTTGAAAATTTTCTTACTTTCATTTTTCTACTTTTATTGAAAATTCATGTGATGGGGCAAAATACTCTCTTCCATTATCCAATTTTATAACCCATGTAATCCATGGTTTGAATTGCGAAGAAGGAATTTCTTTAATTAAGTTTCCAATTAATCCTGTTGGAATGTGTCTTAATTTCATTTTACCCTATTCTTAAAGTTTCTTTTTCTACCTGAGCATGATATTGACCACCCTGGATCTGCTGCAAATTTTTGTAATGATCCAGCTCTGTTTTAGACATTTCACCGAACTGACGGTTTCGAACCTGCTCAGGGTGATAAATTCTACTCTTTATAACGTATTGAGAGAAAAATATGTCTTGCAGATCTGCACGAAGCTTGTTCTTTGTCTTGTTGGTTCTTTTTCTCTTTAAACTTTCTGCAGAAAACTTTTTCCACTCCTGGTTCATGTGTCTTTTAAAATACTCATAAGAACATGAAATCGTAATATAATCCAGGTAATCCAATCTTATAGACAACTCCTTTTTATTTCCTGTATGCAGGTAAACTTGAAATTCAATATCCTTGAAAAAGTAGTTTAATAACTGGCTAAATAGACTCTTATCTAATTCTGTAGCATACTTAAAGTGATACTGCTTTTTTGTTATTTCATCTACCTGGGCAGGATTAATATTATATTTCTTCAGGAGTTTATCCAGTTGGACCTTTGCAGCTTGTTTTTCACCATCAATACCACCATTAACAAGCGCCTGGACTTTAGCAATACGTTCTCTGATTTTATCGTCTATACTTGTCATTATATAATTTCTTAATGTTTTTGTATATAATTTTTACAGAAAATTGTATTCTATTATCCTCTATTAAGTAGCAAAGGCCAATATTTTACACCGTTTAATTCCGTAGCAGCACCAATGATAAAACAGTTGCAGTCATCGGGAATATTCAGTGTTTTAACTAGTTCTTTTACTAATGAAGAACTATTCATGAATACAGCCTTACATACTTTTTTGTCAGTTCTGGATTTATACCCGGAAGATGTACTCAGGCATACATACCAATCTTTTGGACTGTCCTCGTCCTGAAAGAACTGTAATAAATCTTTCTCCGGATCAAGACCAATTTTCTCTACACATGCACCATTAATGGTGAAAAGACCTGTCTTTTTATTTAAACGGATCATTGGTCTGTTGCTCCGCTCATAGGTCTTTGAAAACTGCTTTAGTTTCATATTACTATTATTTAAAAAATTCGTTGTTCCCAGGAGCGGAATCGAACCGCTCCAAAAAACCGTTTGGGATGTTAATTAGCAGACCTCTAAACCTCCGACTAAATCATATTCTGCATCTTCACTTACTAAATGAAGGGCTAAAAGAAATTCTTTGAGTTTTTGCGCTCTTTCTTCCAGATTTTGGATAGGTTTGAAATCGCTTAGAACTACATAAACTTCGTTAGTTTCTCCTGTATAAGCTCCTTCTCCAACTTCAAAGAATTTATAGCTTGTACCTTCTAATACTTCATCCAGATACTCTCGGATATCAAAATCTTCGTTATCCTCGAATTCGCTGTGGTTTACCATAAAACCGATGCCTTTATTGGCGTAATAATCTACTCCCATAGTATTTAATAATATTGATTTTCAAGTTTTTTTAATTCTTCCTTAGCCAGTTTTAACCGGCGTTTATTGTCTCTTTTCTGGATATCGTTAGCAATATCATTTTCAAGATCCATAATTTCTTCCTTCAGATCTTCGATCTCTGTCTGGAGCTCGTGGCAGCTCTCGCAAACCGTTTCATTTTTCCATTTACAGGAAAAACCATCATGCAGATCAAACCATTCGCCACATCTACACTTTACTGGCATTTCCATTTCGTCCAGATCTTCCATTTTAGTTGACTTTATCAGAGTAATAGAAATAGAAAACAACACAGTCAATCCCGGAAAGAGTAAAATCTTTGTCTTTTCTTTTTACTCCACTCTGCCATAAATGAGGCTTTTTAGGAGTGCATCGTGGGTGATCCTCTTTACAAATCCTTTCAATCTCTGCGATCACCTTATTCTTGAAGCCTTTAAAATCTTCATCTTCAATAAGAGTGCGATCAATGCTCTCCAGATAAGCTTGTATAGCTTTCTCCAGTTTGTTTTTGGCAGAGTAAACCTGCCCGCAATAAGCTAAATACATACTATAATAATTTAAAATTCGTTGTTCCCGCTTACGACTCGAACGTAAGTGCCTGCCCGCCGGGAGAAGTGTCAATTCTTGTATCCTGTGGTGAGAATCCATATAACTGCACCCAGAACCAGGAGCGCTACCACATATTCCACGGCTTCTTATTTTTAAAATGGTCTATTCCCATCATAGCCAGTGTGGTTACACAGCAAATAAATGCTACTATTGCAAGCGCTGCCAGCACATAGGCAGCAAACGGATTATTCGCTAACATTTTCTTCAGGTTTTTCGATTGGAAACAAATCTTCGATAACAGTTCCTTCAGGGAAGTCTACTGTAGTAATTGAAAGAGGAATGCTTCTCTTTAATCCCTGAGCATCTGTAGTCCAAGCTTCAATAAACCATGAAGAACGAGAAGGTTTGTAAGCTTTCTGGATAATGTCAACACCATCAATCAGCCTTTCATTTTTGAACTCTTCAGCAATTTGTCTAAGCTCTAGAACTCTACTAGCTTTCAAGTTTCCCTTAGCATCCTTTTTCAAAAGCTTATTAACAGTTTTAACTAGCATTGCGCTGTTTTCATCATTAATTAAGCTATCCAAAACTTCTTTCACTATGGATTCTCCCGCTGTTACGGTATCATCCCAATCATCAATTATTCTGAAGCCATAAGTAACCCCATTTCCCTTATCATCACTCCATGAATGACTTTGTTGTCCTTGCTTAATAGCATAAGCATCTGATTTAAAATCCAAAAGCGTTTTGCAGCCTTGGAAAACCTCCAATTTTGTATTTTGCAGAATATCAGATACAGATAGCAAAGACTTAATGATTACAGGAACTGTTTCATTAACAGTATCTTTATATGCTTTTCTGTTATCATTTTTATTACTTTCATTCTCTTTGGCAGCAGCTTTTAACTCATCTGCAGGAATGTTTCTTAATAATTCTGCTCTTTGTTCTGGTGTAAGAGCTTTAAAATCGATTGTTGTCATTGTTATTGATATTTTTTTATGATTTCTAAAATTCTTGCTTTTGGGGTCTTGCTTGATATTTTGCTAAGCTCCTCATGAAGATTAAGAGCGTTTGCAATTAGATCTGATTTCTTTTTTTTCTTTTCTGAATCATTGTAAACGGTAACTACCTCTGATTCCCAAGAGTGTTTTGCTTCAAGATCAACTATTTCGACAATACTTCTAGTAGTATGTCTGTGTTGGGGCTCATATCTCATTTATCTTAGTTTTTATACTATGGTTTATATTCTGTTGGAGCTTCATATTTGAACTTGTATATCAGTTCTTTTAGACACGGATAAGGATCTAAATCGAACATCACCGGTAATTCTATTATTCTTTTCCGGACATGTAGCTTTACCTGTTCCAGTTCCAAGCTTCTGACTTTCCTGTGTAGTTTATATCGTCTGTTATTCTGTGTCTTGTTGTACCTGGTACATTTCCGGCGGATCTTTCTCTCTTTTGGAGGCTGCTCTACTGGAACCACCTCCGGAAATAGATCTAAAAGCTGCATGACTGCTATATTTTGAGTTTTTCTCTAATAACAAGACGTTTAACTCTGCGGATATCGTCGATAACTTGAATATTCGCAACTTCAGTCTCAGAAATTCTGATCTCTTGATACATTGGTTTTGCATCAGTAAAAATTCTTTTGCAGGTCGCAGGATCTGTTATTCCGTTTGCCTCACAAATCTTCTTAGTACAATCCATTGTTGCTCCCATAACAGACAGATACGAACGTCCGAAACGGCTTGCAATCTCATCAAAACCTAATTTTTTAAGGCGCACACCTCTCTCGATCCGTTCTTCCAGGTGTGGAGATCCGGCAACGATTAAAGACATTTCATCCTCTCTTTCATTGAAAAGGTGAATGAACCAACGAAGCGCAGAATCTTTTAATTTATCTGCCTCATCAATGATCAGCTGTGGTTTAATTGTGGCTCTTTTTCTAAAGAAATCAACTACTAACATTCCTAATTTATCAATGGTAATGATTGATTTTCCGATGTCTATACCTAATTGGGTACATACTTCAGTTAAAAACTCTCTCTTTGCCCACTCTCTGCAACGGATATAGAACACTCCGTTGTCGATATTCATGCTTGAATAATACTTTAAAGGTTCTGATTTACCTTTACCTCCTTTATCACTGATAAACATGAATAGATTGAATCTTTTAGCGTCTGAAAGAGTCTTACACACCTTTTTAAGGTTTAAAGTTTCAGCAATCTGCCACTCATCACTACTATAACCAAGTGCAGCACCTACTTTTAGCCATAGTTCAGGCGTTATCAGATCCCACTTACCATTCACCATATGGCTGATGGTAGCAGTTGAAGCTCCGGATTTGGTAGCTACTTGTCCGTAGCTACCTAACCGGTCTTTTTCTGTTTTAATAGCCTTTACAATCTCATTTTTTTGTAGATTTGTCATACTATATTAATTTTAAAATTCGTCGTGGATGTTATTTAAAACAGCATTCTCGATATCTTCCGGGGATAAGCCGTCTCCGGAAGCTTTTTTTAACGGAACCTGTATTTCCTCATGATTCCAGTAACTGTCTTCATATTCATTAACCTTCGTTTTATTGGTATAAATACCCATCATCATAGAGTCTTCTCCTACATTAATGATATCCGAAAGCTCTTGTTCTTTCATTGCGTCAATCTGTCTTTCTCTTGCTTTAGCCTGGGAAAGTCTTCCAAGCTCTTTTTTAGGTCCGTGGATCATAATATCCTCGAATCTGTCAGCAGGACAAAGTGATTTTAATAGCATGTCATGTTCCTCCCATAGATATACCTGGCTTAAATCGTCAAGATCATAAGACACTACCACTTTTTTTCCGTGGTAAGACGAAATAACGTCGTAATAATCAGGGCTAACTTTGTATGTAATCTTAACTCCGGCGATCTCTTTAACAAAGGATCCTTTTCCGGAAATAGTAATTTCTGTTTTTCTATCGAAAAGCATCGATGTTTGCATGGCTGAAATCCAGTTTACAAACGGTTTTTCGCTTTCCTGATGTAGTTCTTTCGGTGATTTGTGTAAACTTTCATGTTTACGGCTGTAAACGCTGTATTTGATGTCTCTAAATTGCTCTACTAAGGTTTCACACTCTGTATATGCTGCAACAAGGTCAAAACCTGCTTTTTTAGCTTCTTTTTTAACTTCCTTCAGGTATTCCGGCGATCTATGAGCTGTAAGTCTGCGGGATTGGATCCCTTCACCATAATAATACTTACTACCCATTAAAATAACGCTCTGGAAAGTTCCAAACCAACGTTCAATCCCTGCTTTTCCGTTTGCATTGTGTGTAATTTGGATATTTACACCCAAAGCTTCCATTCTGGCAAATAATCTCTTGATCAGATCGGTATTGTGACCAGGGAAACGGTCGGTTACAATCTCATAAGGGAGATATCCCGCAGTTTGAACGGCCATTTTTAAAGCTCTAAGATATACATCACTGTTTTCCGAGTAGTCAAATGCATGTCCCAGGATATCACCACTCATCACATCACGTACTGCAATTACATTCAGATATCTGTCTGAACCATCTGCAGATCTGTGAGCAATAATATTAACTCTTGTAGAGTCAATCTGCCAGGTATCACCTGCATATAAAGCATCCGCAAAAGGGATACGATCTTTAAATATTTGTGCTTTTCGGCTACTACCGAAACGTTTTTCACCTGTTAAGAACTTAGTTTTTGCCTGTTCAAAGATCTGCATACCAAACCATCTGCGGGTTGGCTTCTTTCTGCCGGTTCTGTCACATGCATCCCATATAGTTCTTGCAATATGTGCATCAGTATAATTCTGTGACATCATACGGAGCTGCATCGCCCAACTAAACACAACAGGATCATTGTATACTTCAGCATTTGAGTTTCCAACACGTGGAAGTCGAATGATTTCTATAATTGCATGGTCAGTATCCTCCAGGATATCCACTTTTTCTTTTATCCTAAGCGGGTTATGAGGGAAATATCTGATATCATTGACCTTTAAAATAGGTGCAATATCCTTATAAAGCTTGTTTTTAGTACCTGGATAGTCCTCTTTTTCGTTCAAAATGAACTCTAAAGTGGCACATGCTTTAGCCAGGGCAACACGCTGAATTTCGTCAGTATCTGTGTAAAACTCCAGATAATTGCGGAAATTGTCCTTTAAAAAGCGTTTAAAGCGTATTTCAAGGCTACTTAAATCTTTACTCTTACAGACAGCTCTGTAAATAGCTAAAAGAGCTTCAGAATCACCAAATAATGATCTGTAGTGAACAGGTTGACGGTCTGGTATATTGTCTAAACAATAATAAAATTGTCCATATTGTTTAGACCATCTCCAGGATTTACCAGAATCTGGCATAAAATCTTTAGCTTTTGCAATATCACATGCTCTTACTGTTTTTTTATAGCGGATTCTTGCAACTTTTAGATAGTTTTCATCTACATTACAAACCTCTGCAACCAAACGCTGGGAAAGCCAAATGCTCTCACGGCCACCGGATTGTCTTAATAATATGTCTGTAGGTTGTAGATTCATTTTTTATTATTGCTTTTTAAGCTTTGTTCCCGCTTACGACTCGAACGTAAGTGCCTGCCTGCCGGGAGAAAATCACTATATTTGAAGTTCTAACCAAAAAATATAGTATGGAAAAATCTGAGAAAGAGAGTGCCTTAACAGCTCAATTCAGCAGATACTTAACTGGATGGGCAATGTCTAAAGCTATTCTTGATGACTATTGCGAGGTAATTTCTAAACTAGAAAATATTTCACCGGAAATTGTCAGAGAAAGAATCATGGCTAAAACACAAGGTTACTTCGACCAAGCAAAAGAAGAAGCTAAGGAGTCATTTTCAAATTCTCAATAACTTTTTTAAGCTCTTCATCAAATACTTCTCGTATCACCGGTGCGAGAAGTTTTTTTAATAACTTTTTCATTTTCAAAAAATTTAATTGTAGATCAGGTAGGATTTGAACCTACATCTTTAGGGAGTACCCTTTGCGTCTTCCATTCCGCCACTGATCTGGTTGCTACACTCTCGCAGTAGCCTCGCCCGTGCCTAGTTTAAGCCTGCACAAATTTCCATACCCACAAACAAAAGGCTTACGCAACTAGACTGTGTCTGACCCAAGCGCCGGGTTACGCTCCAGGGTTTGAACTTGTTTGTGGTTTGTATTTTCATGAAGAAATTAATCTTCAATTTTGAAGTTTTGAAGATTTTTAGCTTCAACAACTTCATTAAAACTCTTTATTATAAACTCAAGGTTTTCCTCGAAAATAATAGGAGAAGGAATCTTTATAAAACGCTGCCATTCATTTCTTATTAAAGCGTATCTATTACAATCCAGATACATGAAATCAGTCTGACGCTGGTGAAATTGTTCCATTGCTTTATAAGTCTTGAAAATCTTAGTTTTCAAATCAGAACCACCTTCGTAATACTCCAGTTTAAATGAAGTAGCACTTTCGATATTTAACCTTTTCTTAAGCTTCTTCATGATTAATACTTATCTTAAGATCCCAAGATATTCGCTCTGCTCGTCTTCAATCTTATTATCTACGATCTGCATAGTAGAAAACAAGTGACCGAAAACGAACATCATTCTATACTCTGTGTTGTAACCTCTATAGTAATAAGGAACAACATCGATTCTGATAAATTTCTCAAGAATCCTTTTAACAAGCTTTTTCAT